TGGCCCGTGGTGCCATGAGCGAAACCGAAGCAGAAGAGGACAAGTTGTTTTGGGAAACCTATGATGAGCTGACTAAATACTTGTCTGAGAAAACAAATTGTAGCGTGATTCGTTGCGCAACAGCAGAAGCGGACGATATCATAGCCCGCTGGATTGCACTACACCCCCAAGATGAACATATTATTGTCAGCAGTGATTCAGACTTCGTTCAGTTGGTTGCACCCAATTGTCAATTATACAATGGTATAAACGATCACCTGTTCAGTGTTGATGGTGTAACAGATGCCAAAGGCAACCAATTGAGTTTTACAATCGAAAGCAATTCCAAGATCAAGGTAGGCAAAGCCGACCGGAGCTTTGTGGCTCCAACTGATTATCAGAAGTGGGTGCTGTACTTGAAGTGCATGCGTGGTGATCCTGGCGACAATGTGTTTTCGGCATATCCAGGTGTGCGTGTGAAGGGTACTAAAAATCAAGTGGGTCTTACAGAAGCCTTTGAGGACCGTGACAAGAAAGGCTATTATTGGAATAATCTCATGTTGCAACGTTGGACCGACCATGAACAAGTTGAACACAAGGTGCTGACAGATTACGAACGCAATGTCACGCTCATTGACCTCACCGCCCAACCACAAGATATTAAAGATGTAGTAGACACAGTAATCTGTGAACAAGTTAGTAACAAAGACATAGGTATGGTAGGCGCACACTTTCTCAAGTTCTGTGGCAAGTATGAACTCACCAAGCTGAGTGACCAAGCTGAACCAATTGGTCGTTGGCTGAATCAAACATATAAAGGAGTATTAAAATGATAGTAGCAAAACCAGTGATTGACAATCAATACTGGATTCTCAAACAAAACAATCAAAAGATTGGTAACATTGAGGCCAGTGCAGATGGTTATGTTGTAAAAATACAAAATCAAGTATCTAACTACAAAACCATGCCCATGGTCAGAGAAGTTATTGACATCACCTTTGAACCATCTGAAACAGTTACGCCAGCGCCTAATGATTCAGTACATGGTTACAAAACTGGGTGCAAGACATACAACGGATTGTGGAACGTGCGATTGAAGTTGCCGCTGTTTACTAAGCAGGAGAAATCCAAATCATGGTTTGCTGCCGGATGGTACACAGTAAAACAACATCGTTCATGGAAGATTGTGCGTAATCCCAAATTGATTGCACTTGAGCGTTACAAGTATCAAGGACCATTTTACACCAAGGAGCTGGCTAATGAATCCCTTTCGTGATCAAGAAAAGTTCATGCGAGCATGTGATCAAAGTGTCACAGGCGATACTGCACAGTTTGACATGTATGTGAGACTAATCGAAGAAGAACATAAAGAATTACTAGAAGCGTTGGCTGCCGGCAACACAGTAGAAACACTGGATGCGTTGATTGATATTTTGGTTGTCACAATTGGTTCCATCCACTCAATGGGTGCAGATGCCGAAGGTGCTTGGAAAGAAGTCATGCATACTAACTTTGCCAAGATTGATCATGAGACTGGTAAAGTTCGCAAACGTGAGGACGGCAAGGTACTCAAGCCAGTGGGCTGGACTGCTCCAGATTTAAAACCGTATCTTAAAAAATGAGTTTGCACATCAATCGGTTTATTGACTCAATCAAAGCAGCTGAAAGCCGTGGACAACGAGACCTTATCATGCCTGTTCGTGATGCCAAAGACTTGCATGGCGATATAACCAAATTGTTGTTAGCACTAGAGCAATCTCGCAAGGAACAGGCCAGTCAAAATGAGCCAATTGAGGTAATTTTATCAGGCGGCAGTTTTAAATCTACATAGTTATTGGGATAAATAAACACGGAGTTTATCTATGTCAAGACCCAAGCCACAGGTGTTAATCGAAATCACCAACAAACAAACCTACAAGACCGAACAGGTGTTGGCCTCAGAAGGGGTGTGGGCAGTTTTTTACGATGCTAAACCAATCAACTTAAAAACTTCAAACATGCTTACCCAGTATCCCGGACCCAAGTATAAAAAGGTCAGTTTTTCCAATCCTGGGCATGCTAAAAATCTAGCTCGCAAACTCAATACACAGTTTCAGACCACAAAGTTTTCAGTGGTGCTTTTAAAGTCTGGGGACACTGTGTACCCCAATGCTAACTAAACAACAAATCACTGAATACATATTGGCAGGTCTTCCCGAAGAGGATCGACCTACCTATGACGAAGCCTGCAAGTCATGGTGGATGAATTTTAGAGATGGCGGCGGGTTTAGATTGACCACAGCTGGATTCATGGCCATTGGTACTTGTGATTTAGAAACATACTCGTTTGGTGTTCCGACCAACTTAATTGCTATTGCTAGACATTTGCTAATTTTAGATAAAAAACTAGATTGCCCTTACTATATCAAGATTGGCAAAAATCCACAGATTGTTTTGTTTGGTAGCAAGCAGGCAGTGATGTTGGCCATGTACGGCGATCTAGAAAAGTGGTTAAAGTATCTTACTCGCACATGATTTTGCCTGATGCACAAAGTTTGATCGTATCCATTTAGGGTACGCATCGAGAACAAAATCTTGTTGACGTTTTAATCTTTGTTGATATGGTGTGAGATCACAATTGCCTAGTATTAAATCTTGATTGAGTTCTAGTGCTGTCTCGGCTCGTTGATCATTTGACAACCAATCATACGATGTGTCTACTAAATCTTCAAACATATCAAATCCCAGTTCTCGACAACTTTGCACCACTCCTGGATGACCAATTACAATTGGTATCTGCTTGGCAATCATTGCTTGTAGCGTTTTTTCACTAATCACTCCGGGCCGATCATCGTACTGAGTTTCAGTTACAATATTCACAGCACACTGGGCGTATAGTGGCGCTAAACGCACAAAGTTTTCATCATTTTCGGTCCCTTGGTAACTGGAATAATCCCATTGATCAAGCAGTATTTCATCTCCATAGCTTAGAATCCCATTGGGCCAATGTTTCAAAACATCTGCCACTCTTTTTCTATGACTACATGTTCTTCCATTTAGACATTGCCAGGCACGTGATCTAGGTTGTGTAAAATAATGTTGCCATTCTACATGTCGTTGTGCAATAGATTCGCAAGTGTATAGATTGTGATTGTTGTATTCAATTAAACTGATTGCACCTTGGTAACATTGTTCCATGCCATGGCTCATGTGTGCGACCACAACTTGATTGCAGTGTGATCCGTATTTTTCTTCAACTTTTACTAGTTCTCGAACAGGTTGTCCTATTGAAACAAAATCTTGAAAATGCAATACCAACAGTGTTTTAGGACCAAAATCTACATCAGGTAACTTTAATGGCCAGCCATGGTTATAATCATAGGGTGGCTGAAAACAGTTGTAAACTATAACTGAATCTATGTCCAGCGAGTTGAAAGTGTGAGCCATCAATTGATCATATGTCATGCGGTATTTACTAAGTAGACTTATGTATTGGAATAATCCCTTGATTGAAGTATACTGGCCCGGTGATGTTGATCCCATAAAGGACAGCATGCATCAAGGCGCACATTGTTTGTTTTGGAATCCCGCAGCCAGATTTGATAACATCTCAACCAATCAACGACTCAATGACTTGTGTGAATGGGCCATGGAATGGCTTGCATATGATGGTATTGATAAGTTTGTTGCTGAACAACAGAATCACTATGACATTGCTAATTTGGTCAAACTAAATCTTTGGATACACGACATTCGAGCACAAGGGATTGTGAAACCATGGTTAATTTTGGATCAAGGTGATGGCACGTTTTTAGCTGGCAACGGAGACAGTAGATTGAGATGTTTAGAACGCATACCAGAAATTCAAAATGTGCCTGCGTTCATAAGCACACATGCCAGCAGGGCCGATCAATATCAACATTTACAATCAGTGACCACACTGGAACAATTTGCTGGATTATGCGGTGCTCGGCCAGGGCAGTTGTTTACATTTAGACTTACTGATCCCACAGCGCCATTTGGCATGTACTGGTACGAATACAACAGTGATCAAACCAGATGGGTCACACCCAGTGAATCAGATTGTGTACAGGCTTTTGTGGCCTATGCCCACACACATCCAGGAATTGACATT